GTCCACTACGCGCCTTACCCTCACCACGGTCTGTGGTGTCACCATTAGGGAATGACGGCTGCGTGGTTGGCTGCGTGGCGTAGCTATCGAAGCCTGACATACGCTCAACCATTTCCTTGGAACGGTTGGCGGTATCAAGCTGACCCTTAAGGTCGTTCAGTTCACTCTCAATTGCGGTCAAACGCTCGCTTGCATCAACAGGAAATGTAAAGTCAGGGTACTTCTCAATCAGACCCTTACTTTCCTGGAGCAACACACCCATACGCCCGCGAATCTCTGTTGCAGTCTTCATGACGCTTCCTCCGTGGCTAGTAGTTCTACGCTAAGCACTTGCATACGACCCAACATCCGACGAATCTCTGTGCCCTTCTCTGTATCAGAACTGATGGCAGTATCGTCCAACAGTTTCTGCACACGGTCCATAACCGTTTTCAGATCGGGCAGCAATCCAGCGAGAATCGTGCGGTTTGCTTCAGATAGAACGCGTCCGGCCTTGCCTTCAGCAACACGCAACTGGGCCACATGTTCTACCCTGTCAAGGTATGCAGACACTTGCGCAACCACGCGTGCGCCATTATCTGCTAGTTTCTCTCTATCTGGTTCGCTCTTTCCTCCGGCACCCATAAAGGTACCGTTAGTGTGTCCGTTGCCATCACACAAAGACTGTGCATCCGAAGCGTCCCAACTATCGGCATCAAATCGGATGTTAGCCTCTTCAGTGTTGCCGGTAGCGCGTAGCTTGCCAGTGACAACGGTGTACGTCAATCCGTGGTACTCACGCGTATCACGTTTGAACGATCCTTCGACAAACTCAATGGGTTGTCTCACCACATAGATATGTTCTGTACGCTCACCACCTTCCCTGTTCTTAGCGCCAACCGTTAGTGTTGCATCGTTAGCAGCAAAGTTGACAGGGGACCATTCTAGCCAGTCCCCTTTCAACAATTCTACCACACCTGTCTCTCTGTTGTACTTGTCTTCTATGACGTAATACCCAATGGAATACTTGCGAAGAGCGCCCATTTTGATGTTACTAAAGGCTTCCCTACCCGCTTGGGTTTCCAGGTTGAACTGACCCAAGACTCGGAGTCCACCTAGCTGCTGGATGGAAGCAGGCAGACGGGCATCATAGGGCAGTACTTCCTCAGCTTCCTTGGTAATCCCAATGGGCTGGTCATACGCATTGTGTGACCAAAAGATAGGTGGCAACTCTTTACCCTGTGTAAGGGCAGCTTCTGCAATGGTATCAGCAAAGAAACCCGGACGTATTACCTCGCCCGCATAGTCAACATTGTTGAAGACACTACAGTATGCTTCTACCAGACCCTCACTACCCTCTAGTGCTTTGGCAGAAACAGGCTGCACCTTACGTCCGTATGCATTCTTCATGGCTAAGCTGCCTCCGTGCTTTCTAGTTCATCCACACTCAGGATGTGGTGGAACCGTCGCACGCAGTTAGGGTGTCCTAGTGCGGGTATACTGCGCGCTTCCGATATCTTTACCCTTAGCCCATTCACCGCTCTACACACGGTATCCTGGTCGCCATCAGTTACACGTACACCCACCACAACACCACTGCCTCTGTAAGACTCTATCTGTGCAAGATTAGAGGCAGCAGCTAGCTCCGTACGTGCAATGGTCTGTGCACGTGTCAATGAAAACACACCCAGTGTACGTATGCGCTCTAGTAGCTCATCCGTTGTTTCATCTAGTGCAACGCTTTGTGACACAGCGGCAGCTACTTCGGCACGGGTGTACTCGTTAATGCTCTTTATGTACAGGCCGGCAGTCTTCAGGTACGTACGCTCATTACCGCTCGTCAATTCATAGCGCGTACCTAGGGCATCCTGCACTACATCATGCACAGCAGTAAGGGTACGGTTGTACCAAGGTTCCATAACTGCCTTCAGTGCCTCAAAGTCTTCCTGCACCCTAGGCCAGTTAATGCGTATCTTGCTGTCTGTGCTCTTTATATCTGTACGTATCTGTGCTATTACGGACAGCTTCTGTGCTTCAAGGTATGCAAGTACATCTGCTGCACACGCAGCGTCCATACGCATACGTATGCGTCCTATACTATCGCCTATTTCCTTGGTTTCTAAACTCTTGCCACCACTAGCAGCAGCACCGCTCCCACTCCCACCAGTAGCAGCAGCACCACCACTGCCAGCAACAGCGCCACTCCCTGTGGGTGCCTGTGGTTCAGGCTCATGGTACTCTGCTTTCTTTGCTATGTCTGTAACAAGCGTGGGTGTAATAGTACTCTTAATCAGGAACAAATCATCTGGGTATGGTTCTAGCCCCAACTCGGAGCGCATCTCATTGACAGTAATAGCGCCACTCTCTAGCTGCTTAATCAGCCTATCCACCTGTAGGGTTTCGTCTTCCTTCAGCACACGTACATTCGTGTTGTCGAACCCTACGGTAAACTGGCTGGTATCCTGCTCGAAATCACGCAGCAATTGCGTGTGCAAGTCAGCAGCAACAAAGTTCTGTAGAGGTATGATCTTGTTCTCATAGAAAATACGCCGTAGTCCATCTACATTTGAGTACGTAGCATTCTCTAGACCAGTACCCAATCCAAGGAGGATAGCTGGTGTACCAATAATGGCCGTCAATCGCTCTTCTGGTATGTGGCGTATAGACGCTAGGTCTAGCTTGGTAACATCAGTGGCCATCTGGTCAACTTTAATGGCACCACCAAGCACCAATGGCTCACCACGTCTGTCACCAGTGGTGCGCATCATCACACTAGCTTTGATACGGTCAGCTTCAGCTTGTGACAGCTTACCTTTTTCGTTACTTGGGCTAATAATCAGTCCTGTCACACCCAAGTTACGCATAATGGTGTGCGTAAACTCAGCAGCTTCCTCGTCAGTCACTATCTCACGGAGCATAGCGCCCAATGGGGACAGCCCTTTACGTATGTTCTTAGGGTCTAGCCCATTACGGAAGTGCACTACATCCTCAGTAGCAACCTTTTCAGGCTTACCATTAGGAGAGTAGTTGTAGTGTGAGATAAACACCTTGGGGTTGTCATCTGGCCATGCTGGCGTAATGGTGCTAGCAGGCACCCAGTAGTACTGAACAGGCGCACCCGTTCCACTACGCACCTTTAGCCAATATGCATTGCCAAAGATGTAGTCAATCATGGTGGCTTTCCACAGTAGCTGCCCACTGTAGAAATCATTACCCTGGAGTATCGTACGCACCATTTCGTGGTTAGGTACAATATTCTCCTGGTCACCAACAATCTGCTTCACCACAATAGGTGACTGGGCAAACGTGGTAGACAGGAGATCAATAGCTGAGAATACAATGGCGTTGTTCCGGCCTTCACCCGCTAGCTCACGATAGTTTATGGTGCCATCTCTAGACGTGTGGGAACGGTCAAACGACCATGTAATAGAGCGTGGAAAGGATATGGAAGCTAATGACTTAACACCACGGATTGCACGCTGCAACCACGTACGCTTACCCATGCGTATACGCTCAACTTTGTCTCGCTTCTCAAAGTTGATTACGTCTAGCATGTTACTCACCTTCCGTGTCCACCCAGTAGTACTGTATGGGGCGCTCTGGCATTAGTCCACGCTCTGTGGTTATTCCGTTAGAGTAATTGGCGATACATTCTGGATGCTCAGTAAAGTGCGCATTCGTGGCTTTAGGGTTAGGGTACTTACCAAAATCAGTGCCACACGTAGCACACCTGTAGTACGCAGTTTTATTCACAGCTAATCACCCAGCATTTCTATCTGATAGGTTTCGGCATCTACCATTAAGTAGGTATACCCCCACACTTCGGCATCCAAACGGTCAGGACTGGGCATACCGGGTTGCCACTCGCATAGCTGATCTTCCAATTCAGGGAACGAACCAACATGGTGTCCCCTACCCTGGGCAAATATGTTGCTTACAGGCTCAGCGCGCGTACGTTTGCCTCTAGAGGCATGCACTAGCTCTACACGCATGTCAGGGTCAACAGCGTGCAGTGCTGCCTTTACCAGTGCACCACCCTGGTTGGCTTCAGCTACCACACGGTCAGCACCATAACGGTGGTAGGCAACCTGCACCTGCCGGCACCACTCCAGTGGTGTGCCACGCATACTTAGGTCATCCAGGGTGTAACCCTCACTGTCTAGGTTACCCTTCATGCCGCGCCGGCCTACAACCACTATGCCTGTTTCACTGGTGTCCGTATCGTAGTCTATCTTGCCTTCGTTCCGTATGTCCTTAGCTGTTAGATCAGCTACCATAGGGTCAACAGCCACCACAATCTCATCTAGGTCAGGCGTGTTGTATACACGCGTGTGGTCTAGCTGCTTACGTGTCCACAATGCATATGGGTTGTCATCTAGTACCCTACCTTCTAGCTCTTGTAGGCCAGTACGGGTACCTCTGTACATTCTGATAATGTCGTTAGCCCAAGACTCAGCTAGGTTTTCAATGTTGGCATAGGTGCTATCAGTGGTTACCACCGTGGTGGGTAGCGCCAGTACATCCTTGACAAACTTAATGGGTCTGGGTGTGGAAGTAGCTATCATCTGTGGGTCATCACCCAAACGTAGGGCAAGCATAATGTTGTCCCACGTTTCTTTACCATAGCGCCACGAGGCTAGCTCATCACCCCACACTTTGCCAAACTGTGGCCCACGAAACGAACCAGGCTCATCGGCGCTGCG